GTTTGCATCGAATGGACAGTGTTCAAGTATGTACTTTGTCCCGCCGGTGAATCCCACGGCGTTATATTCAATCCCGTACTTGTCAAGCCATGACTGAAGGTTGAATTCACTCGGCCTGTAGTTGTTATACCTCTGCGGCTTCTCATCCTTTGGATAGTACGATGCAAGCTTTTCAAGGTATTTCCTGTCAGTGCTGATTATCTCTTCTGGGAACCACTGAATCCTTGACATCCTGTGTCTAGCATTTACACTGTCAGTTCCCTTTTGTGCTCTGGTTCCGTACAGCTTACATACCCGGCTCGGATTGAAGTTCTTCATATCGACATCAATCACGTTGTCAGAGAACATCATGTTCAAAGTCTTCAGACACATCTCCAAAAGCTTTTTATTGTCATCGTTGTTCGCCATATGGATCCTGTACAGAAGGTGATAGCCATTCCCTGAGAATGCGATTATCGGTTTTTCAAATCCGATAGTCTGGAGGAAGTGCCATATTTTCCCACATAGCTGATAAGCTTTCTCAATCTGTTCCTGTGAAGATGAAGTCTTTGTTGGCCTCTTTGGGTCAAGGTCAATCAGAAGCCAGTCATAACCAATGACATCATTATCACTGGTAGTCGCGTCGGCATTCTTTTTGAACCTGTCGTGCTGCAATCTGTTGTAGCATTGGTCATTCAGCGCATTAAGTGTTATGTAGACATTGCAGTCAGCAAAGTCCGGTATACCGTCAAAGGCTTTCCACAGCGTTTCAGCAGACCTGAAGTATCCGCTGTACATCTGTTTGCTGCTATAGATAACTCGGCATTCAAAGAGCTGACCTTGCGGCTTCATCACCTGAATGGCTTTAGCAATCTCTGTCTTGTCGAGTATCGCATTGTCGCTGGTCATTGCCAGTCACCGAACGGAGAATCATCACTGACATCAGAATCATCATCCTGAATGTCTGCGTGGTCGTTAGTAAGATAGTTTTCGTCAAGATAGTCAATATAGCGAGAGTTAAAGAATGTACTGCCATTCACAAATTCAGGACAGAACTTTCCAGAAACTCTAAGTCTCTCGTTTTCATCAAGGTATCTTTGGATACTCTTCCTTAACTGTTCTTCACCGACTTTAAGCAGTCTAAGCTTTGCGGTATCACTGACAGAGCCTTTGCCACGCTTAACCGGATAGAGCTTCCACATCTTCTCAAAGAGAAGGTTAGCCGCTTGCTTCGCTTCGCTTTTTTCTCTCTTTGCTTTTTCTTCTTTTGGCTCTTCTATGCTATTCTTATCTATACTATCCTTACCTATGTATCCATCTTGTATACATTCTGTATCCATTTTGGATACGGTTTGGATACAACTTGTATCCATCTTGTATCCATTCTGTATACATGGCTCTGGTTCAAGCTCATAAGTGCCTGAATCACTAAGTAAGAGTTGCATTTTCTCTTCTACATACATCGTGTCTTTTCGCCTGTCACTCTGTATGTAATTGTGTATTCGCCAATGCCTTATCACTACCACGCCGCTATCGAACGGGATGATGAACTGCTTTGTGATAAGTACCTTCAAGTCATCCTCAGATGCATTGACCATTCTCAGAATCTTTTTTGGATTATTGACGAATCCTTCATCATCTGCCCTCATTCCCAAATGGAAATAGAGTGCCTGTGTACTCAGTGGCATATCCAGAAATGAGTCACTGTCGATTATGATTTTTGAAAACATTCTTCTCTCAGCCATCGGAACCCTCCAACAATGATAAAATCACGCTTGCAGATTCCTCTGGCCTACAGAACAGGAACTTCACACCGTACTTCTTTTCCATCGTTATACTGGCCTTCTGTACTGTGATTCCTCTGGTGGCCTGCGGATAAAGCTGTTTCCCACCTCTCCGTATCCACAACCTGGGATTCGTCCACCTGTGAAGCTCATGCAGATCAGTTATGCCGTCTTCATTCTCGACAAGCACAATCAGCTTGATTCCGTTGTTCTGTGCAAGGATGCACTCATCACGGAACCGCTCATGCTGCTTGCCGCATATGTCGCCAACGAGTTCCTGTATAGAGTTTTTTGAGTCTACCGCTACGGAATAAGTTCCGAGCAAGTCCATCATCTTCACTGGGATGCCGCGCTTTTCCTTCCTCTGGAAAACATCCTGAATTTTGTCATTCGCCAACACATAGTCGCCAACAGGCAACCTCTGTCTGATAACCTCAATCCCGTTATCTGTCCAGAACTGATTTTTCAGATTGTGTTTACCCGGCTTGTTGTTGACGTCCTCAAGAAGGATTCGCGCCGTCCTGAACACCTCCTGTCAGTGCATCCGTCCGTGGTTTGTACTCACGTTCGCCGTAGATTCTGGCTTCCTCTGCGGCCTGTTCCTTTATCAGCTTTTTCAACTCACGGAAGAGCAGTTTTGTCTGCTCTTTCCGCGCGAATAAAACAACTCTTTCGAGCATCTGCATCTTGTCTTTTGCCTCTCGGCGTCTGACACGGCTGTTGTGGATCACTGTTGCGATCCGTGACCGCTTCTCAGCTTTCGGCTCAAGTTCAAGTGCGTGCCAGAAGTCCTGATGCTTAGATTCTTCCTCTTGCACAATGGCTTTCGAGGCTTCGTACTCATCCTGGCAGGCTTTCATCCATGTGAGGAAGTCTTGCAGGGCTTCTGACGGAAGTTTCTCTCTCTCACCCCTCACAGTAAGTCACCTCTTAGTTGAACGGGAGTTCAGGCGTGTCGCCCGAAACAGTCATCCATCCCGGCAACGGCTGTTGCTGTTCTGCCTGCTGCGCTGTCATCGGCTGACCGCCATTCTGAGGCACGTAGCCGCCATGTGACGGGTTCTGGAATTGTGGTTGATAATTTCCCTGTGGCACGCCGTTAAAACCGTTCTGAGGGGCTGCCTGTGCGTTAGGAGCCATCTGAGGCTGTGCCTGATACTGATACTGGGTCTGTGCCTGTGCCTGCGGCTGATACTGCTGATTTGTTTCTCTTTTCTCTACAAACTCAACGCTGTTGCAAACCACATCGGTTGTGTAAACCTTGACACCATCACGGTTTGTGTAGTCGCCGGTCTGAATCCGTCCAGTTACGGCGGCTTTCATCCCTTTATGAAAATAGTTCTGAACAAATTCGGCTGTCTTTCCGAATACGATGCAGCTTATGAAGTCAGCTCCATAGTTGCCACTCGCATCTTTGAAGTTACGATCAACGGCAAGCCTGAACCTCGCAACTACTGTGCCGCCATTGCTTGTATTCACGTTCGGATCATCAGTAAACCGTCCGATAAGAATTGCACTGTTCACTCGTCAATCACCTCCATCTCGGCAACTGCGTCTTTGATCCATTTGGCAAACTTGAACTTCGGAGCCATCCTTGCCGGGATTTCAAGCGGCTCTTTAGTGACCGGATTTCTGCCGGTTCTGGCTGACGTTTTACTGGTCTTGAAAATACCGATGCCATCAATCTCCATCGTGTCTCTTTTCGTCAGATGGGTAATGATCAGGCCGGAGAAGCACTCAAGGACTTCCTTGACCTTCGGTTTGGAAATGCCGGTATTTTCTGCAATTTCATCAATGAGAATTTTTCTTGTAACCTTCATACTTAGTCCTCCAATCTTACTATTTTGTTTGTATCTGCAACCCAGACATAAGCGTCCGGGAAACATTCCTGAATCTCTTTTTGGAACTCTTTGCGGTCTGCATTATCACTGGAAAGATGTATCAATCCGATGGATTTTAAGCTTCCATACATGTTGCGGATTGCCGTTTTGCACGTCTCGATTTCCATGTGTCCGAGGTAAACGTGACTTGCATTTTCGGCTTCTTTGTCCACGTATTCAGCTTTGTAATTGCACTCAATCAGCAGGTGCTTTACATCCAGTTTTGACATGTCAAACGGTAATAGCTCTGCATCAGTTATGTACACAAGCTGACCGAATGACTTATGTTTAATCAGGAATCCGTCACACTCAGTGCCGTTGTGCGGAACCTGAAAAGGCAACACATCGAAGCATCCGACATGTGTAAACCGCATCCGTTTCATTGGGATGATTAAATCATCTTTCCGTGCCTGTTCTGACATGTATATCGGGAATCCGTACTTCTGATATTCACGGAAATATGCCAGATGGTCTTTATGCTCATGCGAGACGATGCACCCGGCTATATGCATTACATTGAAGTTCACAGCCTTGAGCATTTCCCGTGCATGTATTCCGCACTCAATCAGAAGTGATTCCCCGTCAGTTGTTTCGATTACGTAACAGTTACCGGATGAACCGGAACCAACAGTTTTGATCGTCATCCTCAATCCATCCAAATTGATTTCTTGTTTGTGCTGTGACTGAATACCGCACCGCTACAGCAGAATCGTCTAGGCTTCTCCACAGGCTCTTTGACGGCTTCTGCCTGTCTGCCCTTAATCTTCTCCAACTGCCAATCCTCAAACCGTTCCTTGACTGTCTGACGGCTTAATCCGGTAATTGCCGTAGCTTCATCAATCAGCTTGCCAGAATCGAACAGTGCATAAAGCTTTGCTCTGCGCTCCTGCATCCTCTGTTCGCCTCTGGCGTTGCCGTGTACTTTGCTCATAACTGTTCATCACCTTCAATCAAAAAATCCTGAGACACTGACTGTTCTGCAATGTCCTTTTTAGACTGCTCATACGGGTCTGTCTCAATCTCAGTTCCAGTATTGAATGCCTCTCTGGTCTGCACATCCATGTCAATGCTGATGTTTTTACAGAGCCTCCTGAGAACGGTTTTCCTTGCCATCTCACCGAAGAACTGATTCCATGCGGGGGAGTTTTTCGCTTTACTCTGTGCCTTGCACTTCTCAATTTCCTTTCTGGTCATGACCTCTGTCAGCACTTCACCATCTTCAAACCGGCAGACCGCAAACACACCGACTATCGGATTGTCGCGGTTGCTAAAGTTCAGGACAGGTTTAGGCTTAATTACTCCATCTTCAATGACTTCTTCATACTCATCACCCTCATGCAATTCCTTTGCATAGATGTTTGCAATCGGCCTCTGTGAATACTTCAACGCCATTTTTACCATGCCCCGGTATCCGGTCATGAATTGAAGCGTTGATCCGTATGGCACAAGATACATTTCCTGATTAAGCGCATCCAGTCCGAGGTATGCTCCCCTCAGAAGTCCGGCCTTTATCTGTGCTGCGCCATACTGGTTGTAAAATTTAATCAATGACTCATTCCCGTTAAGAAGGGCAACCGAATTAGTTACAAATCTCTGTATATTGAAGTTATCCGGTAAAGCCCCTCTTGTGTTTTCCAGTTCAGTCTGAAGTGACAAACTGAATTGGTTACTCTGCGTTGCTACTTCATTCATAAAAAAATCCTCCCGTTGGCCGTTATTCGGTTTCGCCCGTGAATACTGCTGACTGATTTACGTCAACCAACAGTTGCATAAGTTTGGTTATCACTTTTAAACTGCCATCTTTGCGTTTCTCTTCTTCGCAAAGAATATAATCTTTGATGAATTGGAAACTTTTGGATTTAATAAACCTGTTCAAAAACAGGACAAGCTTCGGCGAATTATAGAATTCGTTAATGGCATCGCTAGAGAATCCAATCTCATAAGCGTTGCTTGCATCATCGTAATCTCTTGCAGGTTTTTTGACACCGGAGAAGCCAACCATGTAATCGAGACTCACGCCGTAATATCTGCAAAGTGTAAACAAGACGTCTATGTTTGGAACGCGCTGACCACATTCGTAATATGACAACGAACCTGTAGAAATCCCAATCTGAATAGCTGCTTCCTTCTGAGAAATGCCTTTTTCTTTTCTCAGTTCAACCAGTTTCACGGCTATTCGGTCATAGATTTTGCTGTTATATATATTTTTCATGGTAAACGCTCTCCTTTTGCATTTGCCAAACGATTATCGTAGTACCCGGTACGCTTTCATATCGCGTACCGGTGCGGAACCCTGGTTAATCCGTTTCGCTTACTTCTTCTTTCTCGGCCTTGATTTTTTCTGCCGATTCCAGTCCGAGCTTAAAGCACGTTTCGAGCAGCTTGTCTGTTTCATCCTCCGGGTGCTTATGCACGTTGACAAGCATGTCCTTTAATCCGTGAACAATCGCCGTGAATTCGGCTAAAACATCGGCCAGTTCGTCTCCCTTGATTTTGACGATTCCTTTTTTACACTTGATCATCTGTCCACCCCAGTAATCAGTCAATTCCAAAAAGCCTCTTGAGCAGTTCCTTGTCTGCATCAGAGATTTTCGGAGACCTGTTTTCTCTGTCCTTGCGAGCCTCTGCTGCGAGTTCTGCCTCTGTTTTCAACCCGTCCTCAGTCAAGTCCTTGATTCTTTCCTTCGCTTTGTCTTCTGACATTCCAACAGTGTCCATCAGCACCGCTTTAAGAGAATGCACAATACATGCATAGTCGCCATATACCTGTATGCTGCTACCTTCAATCCGTACAGCTCCGTTTTCACATTTAATCATCCTTATCCACCTCTCAGTTAGAAGTTATTCGCAAGAGCTTTGAGGAGTTCCATTCCGGGTTGCACCCATCCCTTCTCAACAGCTTCAGCAGTTTTCATGACTTCCTCTTCCGTTGCTAATCCAAGCTTCACGCAGTGCTTAATCAGAACATCTGCAAGCTCTTCTCTCATACCACTTTCACTGACAAACGTATCCCTGACGGATTTAATCATAACTGACACATCTGTCATAATTTGTGACATGTTGCCTTTGATTTGAACATCGCCATGTTCTACTCTAATCATCTGTCCACCTCACGATTGAAGAGCCCCGAAAACGTCCTTGAGCGCGTTGTAAATGTCGTTAAGCTCTTTCGGTGATTTCATTCCGAGATTTACATGGAACATGACAATCTTCTCTGCGCTTTCTGCGCTCATCCCTTCGTCAATAAGCATCTTTTTTACAGCACCAACAAGTACGGCTGACTGTGCCAATACTTCTCTGACACTGCCTTGAATCTCGCATTCTCCTTCGCCCCAAATTTTAATCATTTCTGACAAACACCTCCCACATATCTACTATGTCGTGTTTCGTTTTCCAGAAAGCTTTCTCAGCTACCTTGTCTGTGTTCCAGTCACACTTGTATAACCTGCAGATAAGCGGCCTGACCTTGTATATTCGGCACTTCTTATCCTTCTTTGCTTCGTCAAGGAACGGGCATGTCAGGTCGAATGTGGTTCCAGGCATCAGCGTTGTATGCCTGCAAGGTTTGACGTTGTTGTCCCTGACGAACTTTTTAATCCGTTTGATTTCGTCATCATTCAGCGGTAAGAGACTGCCGCAACAATCACCGCACTGTATGCATGTGCCGTTGTCAGTGTGATTCACATCGGCTTCCATCCATGCTTTTCTGGCTTCACTCAAGCTGCCTGTTGTGATCATTCCGCTCCCTTCTTTTCCTGAAGTTCCGCGAGTCTGTGTAAGTCGAACTTGACCAGCGGATACCGGCAGAATCCTGATATACCGGATATTCCAGTGGGAACTCCAAGCTTGTATTTCTCAATGAGTCCCATAGCGTCTGTAAAGCCATTGACATCAACATACTGTTCGTCGTGCTCCGGTGGGATACCGATATCAGGTAAGTTTTTCGTAAGACTCAGGATCGCGCCGTCCTCATCGTTCCAAATCTGGATAGCCAAACCGCCGCCCATTTCGTACTTCGTCATAATCGGATAGCAGTTCTCATATGTATAAAAGCCTGTTTCAACAGTCATCTCTTTTTCCTCTTTCGCTCATGATCTGGTTTGAGCGTCTTTGACAGGCCTGCAAGGTATTTCTGAAACTCATCAGGTTTGTCCTTGAAGTCATTCTCCCATTCTTTCAAGTCCCAGTATTTCGCCGCGCCGTCCATGTTGACGATGCAGTTAATACCGGCTTTGTCGTATCTCTTGTGTGTACTGACAACCTCTTTATCCATGTATGGTTCCATCTCTGGAATCGACAGGATGAAGTCACCTGTTCCTATCATAAAGAAACTTGTATTTGCCCCGACGAAAATCCTGTGGGATTTCCATTCCTGACAAAACTCTCTCAGTGTCATGCAACCACCTTCAGTTCCGGGTCATCTGTGACTTTGAGCATAATCATCTGACAATCCATGTGCGGCTGATTGTCACTGGACAGGCACTCCGCATTGTCGATAAATATCGGAGCCTTGATTCCGAAATGCCTCTGGAAGGTCTTGATTACATCCAAACCTACAGTGATCCTGTGCCCGGTGTTCAGGCTGCCATATCTGACACCGCCATAGGACATCTCACAGATAGGACGGATACCGCCGTTTATCTGGCGTTCAAACAGTTCAAACCTTGCAAGCTCGAACTTCTTATTCACGGATTCCGTCAGCCTGTTTGACTTCATGACTGAGAAGTCTTCAAGGAGCATCAACTTCTGTTCCGTGAATGCAATCTGCTGACCTATGTTCACCTGCTCGGCTTCGAGTTCAGCTATCCGGGCGTTGATAGAGACGTTGACGTTCTGAATGCCCTGTGCTTCTGCCTGTTTCCGGTGAATCTCGCTCATCTCAGCTTTAACTTTTTCGATTTCATCCTCAATCGGCTTGATAGATTCTTCTGACTTCTGGATTGCTTCGATATCGCTTCTAATAGCCGTCATCTCGTTCACAATCTTTGTGTAATCCTGAGTCTGTGTGAACGGAACCACATTGGAGTCATACTCAACAATCTGCTTTTCAAACTCTGCGAGTCTGGTTGACACTTCCTGCTGACGGTTTGTGAGCGCTGCAAGCTTCTGATTGTTTTCGGCCATCTCAGCATTAATCTTATCAATCTGAGCCTTGACTGCGTTGCCCTGATCCGATATAGCTTTCATGTCGGCCTGTTTCCGTTTGCTAAACTCCATCACCAGAAGTTCGACTCTGCCTGCCGGTAACATCTGACCGCAAGACTTACATACCTTGCTGTTTTCATCCAGTGTCCGGTCTTTGGCTTCCTTGTACTGCCTCGACATGTCTTTGATCCTGGTGTTGTATGTTTTCAGGCTGTTCGTATCGAATGCCAGTCTGTCGCGGATAGAAGTCATCTGATAATTGATCGACTGAAGCTCACGTTCCATTCCGTTGTGGGAATCTACAAGTTCTCTCTTTCCGTCAGCTATGTCAGCCTCATACTTTGCTTTCAGGCGGCTCATTTCGCCTTGTAACAGGTTTAAATGTTCGTGCTGTTCAGTTGTATCAAACGCAAGCGAATCACGCTCAGAAGTCAAATCTGCCAGTTTGGCTGTCAGGTCATTCAGTTCGGAACTGTAGTCCAGTTTCGGAACTTCACTTGTCTGCATGGATAACTCATCTATCCTGACCGGAATCTCCTTCTGTCTGGTATTGAGCATCTGCAAGGTCTTCTTTGCTTTTGCCTTGCTGTCCTCTTCGCCAATGGAAAGAATGTCATCCTTGACCGGCTCCCACTTCTCCGGGTTCTCCGATAAAAGCTGCTCATCAGTGATATCACCGGCAAGTCTCAGAAGGTACTTCCTCTTATCCTCTGTTTTCAGCCCGTTGAAAAAGTCCACGTTCGTGAGGAATTTGAAATCCGTCTCACTGATGATTGAGCTGATAAACTCGGCGAATTCACCGGCCTTTTTAGGAACTCCGTTGATCATGAAGCTGTTATTGGAACCTTTCAGCTCTGCTGTAGTTTCGCCGCGCTTCTTCACCCAGTTCTCTTTCTGTGTCTTGCTCAGTTCAACGCTAGTGCCGTCTATATTCAGTTTTGCTTCCACGGTTATCTCCGTGTTGTGTATGGGATTGCCGGACTTATCCAGAGTCCGAATGAGAAATTTGCTGTCGCCTGCGGAATTCTTGTCGAATAACAACCACCAAAACGCATCATATATGGTGGTCTTGCCTGTCGCGTTTGCTCCGCAGATTTCAGCAACAAAATCTGTGAATGTAAAAGACTTGTTCCTGACGCCTTTGAAGTTCGTCAGGCTAATGTGCTCTAAGAAAATATTTTTCATTTGTATTTTCTCCACGAATGTCGTATAATTCAGTTGTATTAATTTCCCTTGAGTCCTGACCTTAGTCCCCTGTTAAGTTCAGGACTCTTTTTCTGTCTTGTAGGCAACCATGACCATGTAAGTCATGCCGGTTGCAACAAGGCTCATGAATACGGACTGGGCAATGTTGAAGTCGAACCATGTTCCTTTCATCCAGCCGACAAGCCCGATGCCGATGAATGCGCTTTCCAGAATGTTGCCAATCATCTTTCTATGTCTTGCTTTGATCCTCATATCGGAAATATCTCCACTTCTTTGTCCGTTTCAGGTTCCTTCACTTTTTGTTCTTCCTTCAAAAGCCTGACCTGTTCTCGCAGCTCTGTAATTTGCCCTTTACGGTACTCAATCTCATTCTTGAGCTTTACCGCCTGAAGCATCAGCGTGATTATCCGCTCCACAAGTGCGAAGATTATCAGGAGTGCCAACAGGAGAAAAAACGCTATCGCCCCTATCATTACTTTGCTCCCTCACTGTGAATGTGTATCCTGCGTAGTGGCTACTGAGCCAGCTGCATAGCCGACTCAGCGTTGCATATTTATCAGAAGCTTTCGCTATACTGCTCTTTATCATTCTTTAACCATTTAGTAATTCGGTGAGATACTTTATCTCTTGCATCTTTTTTCCGAGTTCGATGGCCATTTCAATAAACTGCTTGCTAAAACCGCCTTCAAACATTTTGTCCGGATTCCATGATCGTAAAAACTCCGTCAAATCTTCTGGCGAGAGTTTGTTTTCTTTCACATCAAATTTGCAGTTATCTTGATAAATTGCCATTGCAACATTCACCACGTTATCGAAATCAGCCTCGAACCATTCTCCCTTTTTTCTACATCCAGAAAAATATCTATGAATGTCGCTTTCTATTTCGTAACTGTTGCTGCACTTTGGTAACACAAGACTGTCAACTATTTCGTATCCAGATGCGGTTTCTAAGTTTTTCAATCGCTTCTTAGGATTAGAACTAACCCCAACCTTTACCAGTTTGTTTTCTGATAGGAAAACATAAACATGCTTCCAGCCATCTTGCGTGGCTGTCTCATTCGCCTTGATAAGCTCTACCGTACTATCACCTCACTTTTCATCAGCGTTGGCAAACTCTCTGGGATCGACATTAAGGAACACACACAGAGGAATCAGTTCCTCACACCTTAAGTCCCTGTCTGAATTTTCGTCATACAAACTTGCATAAATGGTCTGATAATTAAGACCGGTTTGTCTGCAAACCTCTGACAGATTCAGCCCTTTTCCTTTGACGTAACGTCCGATTTTCTTCGAAATGTTCAACCTTTATCACCTCTCTTTCTTCGTTTTGAAGAACATGCCTGTATTATATTCCCCGTAATGCAGAATGTCAACGATTTTTTTAAATATTTTTTCTTCGTTATGAAGATTATTATTGACTATGACAAAATGAAATGGTATTATAAATAAGAAAGGAGGTGCACAAAATGGGAACCGCATTTGGTGACAAGTTGAAGGCTCTGAGAGAAAAATCAGGCTTAACCATGAAAGAGGTGGAAAACGAACTTAGTAATCTGGGATTCGATGCCAAAGCAAAGACGATTTACGGATATGAGGGCGGCAGTCGGATGCCAAACGCAGATTTATTTGTAGCTCTGTGCCAGATTTATAAGTGTGGGAACTTCGTTGATGAATTCGGAGACACAGAGTTTGATTCAGAAGTTCCAAATGATACTGAGTGGGAAATGATCCAGAAATACAGGGCACTCGACAATCACGGGCACAAGACAGTCGATGCCATTCTTGAACTTGAATATGAACGGTGTTCCGATAACAAGAGAATCGCCGCAGAATTCAGAAATGATAGTGAACTGGACTTAGTAGCCCGTAATAACTCGCTGAGTTCCGCAGAGCTGGAAAAACTAATCGACGTGCTTAATCGAAAATAATAGTAATCAGCGTTGCTGTAAAGGTGACGCTGATACTTTCAAAATACATAGGAGAATGGAAAGATGAGAAAATTTGACGCAGAAAGCTTCGGGAGCATGTGTCCCGAAAATTGGCAAGAGATTATTGACTATCTGAATGACAAGCTCACCGGCGATGAGGACAAAGACGACATGGAGCAAATCTGGGATACATACTGCAACGGCGGTTATCCTGATGCGCCAGAAGCTGTAATGTAGGAGAAAGGGGGATATCAAAATGAAAAAATTTTTAGCAGTTGCACTTGCATCACTAGCACTGGCAATTCCGGTAAGCGCAAGCGTTGAGGATGTGAAAAAATACCTGGAACCTCATGTTGAGGAAACTGGCAAGCTTGAAGTGATGGAGTACTGCGATCCTGAAGATGAAACTGAGAAGTCGGTTTTGATTATGTACACTTTCAAGGATTACAATTCAAATATTGGTTCCGAAATGGATAACATATACAAGCGCAATCCATTACTGCTAGAGATGATTAATCAAGAGTGGTTCGACTATCAGTCAATCCAGTTTCTGAAAGGAACTGATAACAACGGATACGGCATACTTGAATACGACAGATACAACATCGGTGACGGTGCGTACGCCAATTATACAGTCAATGAGATACATCCGTGGTTTATTCGAGACGAAACTGAGATTGAAGACGACAAGAGGGAATTCCTCTGTACCGTTGCGAATGAGAATCTGACGGCTCATGGAATCTTCAGCGGTTCATTGAATAACAAGAACATGAAGATTCAGTTGTGCTACAATTTGGCAATCGTTTCCGGGACTATCGAGTCAGAGGGAAAGACATACGATTTCACGACAGAATTCAAGTTCAGGTTCCGTGGACGATATGACGGCACGTATGAGACACTTTACCTGAATGTCAATGATGTCACGTTGGTTGGCGAACTGGAACCGATTGAAGATTACGTTTGGAAAATTTATTAAGTGGTATGGTATAATTGACAGTATCATATCATCGTCATCAAAGGAGTGGTTGTGGTGGGAAAAAGCAGTACAGTTGTTTCGATTGCGGATTACAGAAAAGACAATAAGCTGTCTCCAGTAGATAAAGAGCTGATGAGTCAGAGAACCATAGTTTACTATGTTCACAAGGGAGTGGCTGACAGGTGCGGAGTCGCCAGTGCTATGCTTCTTTCCAAAATGGAAAATTTAATCAGCAGAGGTGACAGAAGTAACTCATACATCTACTACGACTTCAGGGGAAACAAGAGCCTGAGACTGACATACCGCCAACTTCAGATTCTGGTTCCGTATTACTCAGAGGATGAAATCATTGATGCCGTCAGGCAACTGGAAGAACACAAGCTGCTGTTTTCCGGTAAAGATGATTACGGGGCAAGATACTATTACATGGATGATGAACTATTCCGAAGAATGATATTTAAGGGGGATACCATAGAATGACAAAGCTTATTGAAAACGAACCTGTCATGACATACCAAACGAGTGTGGCACTGGCGGTCGGACTTCATGAGGCAATGCTACTTCAGCAAATCCATTATTGGATTGAAGTCAATAAAGCAAAATCGGATTCCGTTATGATAGACGGGAGATATTGGACGTACAACACTTATGAGGAATGGCAGAAGCAGTTTCCGTTTTGGACAAGTAAAACTGTCCGTAACATTGTTAAGAAGCTGAGAGACATGGGTGTACTTATTATCGGCAATCATAACCGTATGAAGTCAGATAGGACGCTCTGGTATTCGATCGACTATGACCGCCTGAATGAGATAGTATCATCTTCCCAAAAAGCAGATGAGGAAAAAAGTTACACTAGTTCCGAGAAAAAAGTTCCACACCATGTGGAAAAAAGTTCCTCAGCAATACCATATATTACTACAGATAATAATACAGATACTATTATTAATACTGTATTGTGTAGTAAAGATAAAGATAATATTAAAGAATACAATGGTGCATCTGACGATGCACGATGTGTTTTTTCTGAGGATTCTGAGGATGAAAGCTCCGTTCCTCACATCGAAGATGATGACTATCCCGTCAGGGATGATGACCGTTCAAAGCCGATAAAACTGTCGAGAGAGTACATCGACTATGACGTTCTGGATGTCGTTATCGGAAAAGCTACAAGGATGGCTCATATTTCTGACATGGATGCCGCCAAAGAGATACGGGATATCATTGTTTACTTCTACAAAGAGTTTTATCGGAACTTTGGTGTTGACCATCCACCGTTAAGTGCAAAGAACATGTCTGAGATTGTCTTAGCCTTATATGATGATGATTTCGGACTGTGCCATTGCCTTGAAGCTTATGCACCAATGATTGACAAGTACTTCAGTACTGACTTTGGTGAACACTGTGATTACCATCTGAACCACTTTGTGTCAGGTGAAGTCAGAAAGATGCAATACTACAGCACTCAGTATGATGATACTGACATGGACTATGTGAGATACGTTTTGCAGAGCTGATCCTCTGTTCAAAATGAACAGCCGCTTTTTGAAAAGATTGCCATATGTACGAACGACAGGTAGCCGATATTTACAAGATATGCAATGTCAGGACATTTCCGGTTGATTGCTTCATGATAATGTCAAAGTTGGGATTCTCCGTTGAACCGTACTCAAAATTAATAACGGAAAACCCGGAGTTATCTTTTTTACGGAACAATGCTACAGATGCCCTGACGATAGTCAAGAAAAGACAAGTACTCTACAATGACCGGAAGCCTCGCAGAAGGATACGGTTTACTCTGATGCATGAACTCGGTCATGTTATCGGAAACACAAACAACGAGGAACTGGCTGACAGGTTCGCAGCAGAGATACTGGCTCCGGTCTGCATTGTACGGGAACTGGGATTAAGAACCGCTGATGAGATTAGCGTTCACTTTGATGTTTCCATTGCCTGTGCAAACAATGTCATTATGCAAGTCAGAAATGACCTTCCTAGCCCGTTTGAAAGCTCACTGGTAAACTACTTCATGGAAGTATGCCAGAAGCCGTCAGAGAGGCTGTACATGCGTCAGGATGGAAAATACAGAAGGTTTGAAGCGAATGACCGGAAGCTCCGAATGAATCACACAGATGAGGAATACTGGAACATCGTACTCGACAGATTAGAAAACGAAAGATTAAACAAGGATTATTGATTTAACGCACGTAGATTGGTCTATTTTCGGTTCTGGTGTTTAGGTGATAAAGTTTATCGTAGGAACAGCTAGAAACGGTTTTGAGGCTTCTGTGTGCGTCTGGAAGGAAACTAGAGCATGAAACGAGTAGCAACATACATAAGAGTGTCAACTACAATGCAAGCACAGGAAGGTGAATCAATTCCAGCTCAGAGGGATGCGCTCAACAGATATATCAAAGAGCATGGATATATCCACGTTGGCGAATACCTGGATGATGGAATTTCCGGCACGAAAAACGACAGGGACGAATTCCAACGGATGCTGTCAGATGTAAAGGCCGGTAAGATTGACTTAATCATCGTCACCAAACTTGACCGCCTTCATCGAAGCTTGCGAAACTTTTTGAACATGCAGGATGTGTTGGACAAGCACAACTGTAACTGGCTTGCGATATGGGAACCGATGTACGACAGCTCTACCCCACAGGGGAGAATGATTATCAATACCATGGTCAATCTCGCTCAGTTTGAGGCAGAGCAGACTGGTCAGAGAATCCGTCAGGTTTTTGAGTACAAACGAGCGAACGGCGAAGCTGTGACCGGAAATCTGCCACTGGGATACAAAATTGAAAACAAGCGGATCGTGATTGATGAATCTACCGCTGATGCCGTCAGGGGATTATTCCGGTATTACTCAGAAGTTGGAAGCGTCAATAAAGCGGTTGATTTCCTGATGTCAGAATACAAAATAAAACGGTGTCGCACAAATACAAGATTTATTTTAAAAAACACAATGTACATCGGAATAAACGGAAAGTATGAGCACTACTGTCCACCAATTATTGACAAGGAATTGTTTTACGATGTGCAAGATAAGCTGACGAAGAATATCAAAACATCTGCAAAGAGAGTGTATATTTTTTCGGGATTGATAAAGTGTGCAGAATGTAGAACCCGTTTTAGTGGTTTTACCAGGAACACAGGTCAACCAACATACAGATGTGCAAGGCGAAACAATTTTTATACATGTTCAAACTCTGCCACGATTGTCGAAACAAAAATGGAACAAATCCTTCTGGAAAATATAGCACGGGAATTCAAAGATTTTGCAATCGAACGCAAGGCAGAACAACAGAATGTCATTGACAATAGTAAGAAGATTGCAGACTTGAACAAGAAGGTTGACAGGTTGAAAGATTTGTATGTGAACGGATTGATCGAACTCGATGAGTACAAAACTGATAAAGCGAAATACCTTGACCAGATAACGGAGTTGGAAAAAGAACAGGCAATGCAACCTGTTACGGATAATATAGACAAGTTGAACGATGTGATAATGAACATACCCGAAATATATGCAAGGCTTTCCAGTAACGAGGATAAGCGCGGATTCTGGCGATCAATCATAAAGGAAATCCAGTTCGACAAAGAACGCAATGTGCGGATTATTTTTTATTGAGGTTAGTTACTAACATAATATAACCACCTGGTTTCGATCCGTTAGTAACTATTCAAAAGACCGGAGAGAATCAACTCCCCGGCCTTTTTTATGTCACTGTTTCTGGACGTACTCTTTGTTGACAAATCCGTAATACTTACCGGCGACAAGGACATAGTACCATCCGTTAATCTCATCGCATACATCAACGAGATCATCTCTCGCGAGTAACGGATAGGACTTGATTGTTCCGTACTCTGAACCTGCCCAGGTTCTCACTGCCAGACTGGAAGCCGTGACCTTACCTACGAACTTGCGCTCTTTCGACGGTGCGGATGAACTTGTGAAGTCGTTATCCGGCTGAGATGTGAAATCAGGCGTTTCCGCAGCTTCGCCATATTGAGGAATGGCATATCCTCTGATGTACTTGTATCCAACAGGAATAGTGTTCCTTGCTACAATACCGCCCTGAGTGTTGCCCTCAATCGTGGTTATCATTCCGTTGCTGACGGACTCGACAAAACCAATGTGGTCACCCCACGTATCGTTTGGCTGCTTGTCGGACTTCCAGCTGTATACAATAATCCAACCGGGCTTCGGTGTAACAGTTCCATCCTCTTGCCAGATGCCCTTTTTCTTGAACAGCTTGACATGTTCCTCGACACCGCACTCAGTACCACCAATCATGTCAACTGCGCCAAGCTTAATGAAAACCGCTGATACAGTTGTGTCACAATAATCATCGTAATAGGATACGGCATACCCTCTGGCGCGAGGTGTGTGACTGTTGTAGATATCAATGATAGGTCTGTGAGTCTGAGCAGGTTTTGAAAGACCAATCCAACTACGGGCGACGCCAAGTACATCATTGGCTGTCACGCCAGTTTTACCGGAACCGTCATCCGATGTAAAATCAGGAACAGGCTCATCTGAGGTAAAATCAGGCAACGGCTCATCATCGTCCTCATCCTCTGCAAGGAGTTTGAGCATCTTCGCGCCGTAGTCCTTATAGAAAATGTCCATGTCGGTATTCCCGTTGATACCGAATACCTTTCCTTTACTGGAATACTGCCAGCCCATACCCACAGACGGACGTAACCGCTCAACGACTTCACCGGTATCATTCGCCGGGTAAGATGCAATCCAACAGTCATACTCTTTGAGCTTGTCGCTCAGTACGTTGTCATACCAATCCTTGTTGCAGTAGATACCGGCCTTGTAGCCGTACCCATCAACGATTCCAAGAAATGCAATGGCGATGGCTTCAATGGCGTTCTTTCCAAGCTTGCGCTGAGTCGCCCATTCAAGGTCATAAAAAATCGGCAGAGAAGGATGTTTACCCTTGATTGCCGCACATACCTCTTGTGCCTCTTCGATTGCCTTTTGAACCGTCAGCGCGTAGCTGTACTTATAACCGCCCCACGGGATTTTCCGCGCCTCACATCTCGATACGTTCCGTTTGAACTGAGCGTCGATACCATTCTTCTCTGTGATTCTCAGGATCGCGAACTGCACACGGCCTGAATTTTTTACATCGCGCCAGTTTATCTTGCCCTGATAACTGGAAACGTCAATCCCTCTGTACTCCCTCATCTTCGATAGCCTCCCGATTCTGGTCTGCTTTGTACTGCATGTTGCTTATTCCGAGGATAGCTCCTAAAAAAGCGCATAAGACAGTGCCGGTTTTGGCAATTTCATCAGCGAATGGCCAACCCCATATAGAAGCGAGTCCCACGTATGCAGTAATGCTTGCCGGAATCACTACCATCACCATCCACTTTAAGCAATCAAAAAGTTCCGATTTCATCTTGATAATCATTTCTTAATCCCTCCAAGGTTGTCAGGCGTATCCACGGCGAAAAACACACCATTGTGCTTCTCAATGTCAAAGACTTCGTTGGCAATGTTGTGATACAGTGTGGACTTGTTGCCGTTCGGGTCTTGCATCTCATCGTTGTAATACTGGACAACTCTGTTCTTGAACATCAGATAGCTGATTTCACCGCCCATGACCTCTTTGGTGATCATGCAGGATACAATCGGATTCCCGTCAAACGCCTTGCGGAACAGGGATGCAACGGTATCTTCGGGGTTCGCCGGGATTACGGAAATGTACAGCCGTACACCGCCGTATTCCTTCTGAGTCGGCAGAAGCTGACTGATTGCATCGGCTTTATCCTGACCGGTCACGTACAGCCTGACGATGTTGTCTTCCTCATCTACCTCAATGCGGATGTCCGGATCACTTCCGAAAAGTGCTTTGAGCTGTTCAGTGTACTCACACCAAGGCGGGGACAGTTTCAGTTTCTTCATAGACGCATTCTCCTTTCGTTGAAAAAACCTCGCCCAGATTTCTCTGAGCAAGGCCGTAATAAAGTTCGTTATCATTCTGCAGGTTCTTCACCCGGAGCCCAATGCGGTTCACCGATAGTGAAGGATACGCCGCTGTAAAATGAGTTAAAAAGAGACTGGCTGACCGTGTATTTACCCCTTGCCGGGTTCATCAGAATAACTCTGCCACGTTCATCCAGTCCACACAGGATTAAAAAGTGATTGTATTTCCACCAGCAGATAGCCGGTCTATCCTCATGCAGTGTCGCTACATTGGTTCCGCGCCTCTCGGCGTCAGGGGCGATAATCGGAAAGTCTGCGTCTTTCTCCTTCCAAGCGATCATCTCAAGGCCATGCGCGGCGGCGGCTTCTTTCAGGTTTCGCCCATTACATCCGTTGACTGTAATCTTGCATTCTTTAATCATGTCATCCATGGTAACGTCAATACCATAGTAGGCAAGCAGACTAACCATGCAAGCAGCTCCGCAGTCAGCGGCTGACTTACTCTTTGTGACTTTTACATCAAACTGCATTCACTCATCTCCTTATCTCAGCGGGTCGGTGGGAAGGTTGATGATGTCAAAGGTATAACGCTTATGTTCCGCAAGTGTGACACCTTCGGCGTCAAGCGGAATCAGGTCTTTACCTTTGATATCAATGTCTTTCTGTTTCTGAATGTCGCTCATAACCTCTAAATCTCTTGTCATAAGATAGCACCTCCCATGCTGTCAACAATCATCGTTCCAGTCGGCACATAAAGGTTCATGGTTTCAAGCATTTCCTCAAGCTCCATCATCTCATCGGACTTCTCAATGAGTCTGTACCGGTCACGCACCGTATACTCATCAATCGTTTCCGTGCTCAGAGTCAGGTAATGAGTCAGCGGATCGTAATCCGGTAAATCTGCCTTGACCTCTGAGTTTTTGGAGTAATAGAAATGCTTAATCCATCCGAGAGCTTTCCTCTTTTCAGGATTCTCATCGAACCATGCTTTCAGTCCGATGATGCAATGCCCGGTTCCGGTAATTGAACCGTCATAGTCGTTAATCGGACAGGTCTGGATGTTGTTGTTCTCATCCATCCGTTCATATCTGTATTCCATAGATTATTCCCCCTTTGGTTTGTCAGCATATCCTTCTGGACACACACCACAGGCAATATTGTTTTTCATGACCTCTGAGAATTCAGGGTCTTGTTCCATCTCTTCCCAGATTTCATATATCAGGTTTGGATCATATTCTTCAGTTTGAAGCTTGTGCATAAACTCGCGGATTCCGTATTTCGGAATGACTCCGCGAAAATCATACATGGAGATAGATGCATAAACGCTGAGTGAATATGCGTGTTTAAATGCATCGTCCGTGACAAAATCCTCTATGCGCTTATAACACATGTGATAAAATTTCTTGATAAATTCCCATAGCTGTATTGCAAGAGACGGTGCTTTATCCAATACGGTCATATAATGACAGTAATATTGAGTCATGCAACTAACCGCTTCCTGAATCGCCAGTCCTGAATATGGCTTGCATTTCCGTACATGTTCAAGCGCATAGATTTCATTATCAATGCCACCGCACAAACCTTTATCGAAGTAGTACAGGTCGCCGTTTATCCTTGTGATACTGTCATCTCTGGTTGTGTAATAATACACATTCTCTTCAAGGGTTTTGATTTGCTCATTTGGATTGTCGCACAGCATAAACACAATCCTGTTGAATCCGGTATCTTCATTTGCACGGGAGTCAGGAAACCTGATTTTGTATTCATTCAAGAATTCCCTACGATACAGCTTTGCAAATACCCATACAAAGGTATGACTGTACCCTCCTGGCTTATTGTGGAAACGGTCTGCATAGAATGAAGCAGATACAACCTTGTACGATTCATCTGTCATCCCATCTCTGAGCTTTTTCAGTGCGTCAACCGTGAGGAACATATCATCCGCATCCGCAAAGGCTATGAACTCGCAGTCCGTTTCATCAATCCCCGTCTGCCGTGCAATACCAGGCCCTCTGTTTTCGGAGAGCCTGATTTCGCGGATTTCCATATAAGGCGAGAACATATCAACGAACTCTTTGTAGTCACCTTCAGGGCAACAATCATTGACAATGGTTACGCACAGGTCTGATACAATCGTCTGACAGACAATAGAGGATAAGCATCTGAACATTGTCTTGTGTGCCTTAAAGGCCGGTATAATCACATCAATCTTGTTTTTCTGCATAATCCTCCTCTCCCAACACTGCTTTGGGTACGAACATCGCGCCACGATCACAACTGTTGCACACGTCCAGCATATCTGGCGGCGACTCATACCCCATAGCTTCCATCTTCTCTGCGTATTCCTTTTCAACGGTGATAAAAGCATTAAACGGCACACCATGACCGCAACATGAGCACTTTGTTTTGATTCCCTGTTTCCAGAGTGCTTTCAGTTCCGGTAAGATGCACCGTTCAATATAGATATCTTTAAAGACTTTATCACTGCCGTCTACTGGCAAGGATACCTTGACGTTGCACTCAGCACACTCAGCAGTGCATTTGTGCGGCACGTTTTCAAATTGGAAGATACTTCCAAAGTGTATTGACATAAACTACCTCATCATGCCGGTATGGTCGAATGAGTATTCAGGAATCTCCATGCTTTGACACCGGCAATGCTGTCATACTGTAAGAACACATCGTTGAAACCGGCCTTTTCTGGCTGAGTGTGTTCCGTTGCAACCTTGACCCCTTCGGGGGTAATCAGTGTAGAACTGAAATCGCCCGTGTGTCTGAACCGAATCTCGAACCAACAACCATGCGTTTCATCCTCAATTTCCGGTAAACGGAACTCTGTCGGACAATCAATCGGAGTGTTGCAGACATAAGTCACGTTACGGGTCATGCCCTCGAAGATTGCCTTGCTATGGACATAGTACACAGTGGGAAGTGCTTCACCGGCTGTAACTTCTGCCGCTGTGTATTCGGTTCCAGATTTGGTGTAGTAGGTCTTTCCTTCCGTGAATGTGGTATCCTCTGTCATCACGTAGCTGCGTTCGTAGTACGTGTCAGCCGGTACATCCGCATCGACTGTGACCTCTGCCGCCGTGTACGTGTCGCCGTCTTTCGTGTAGTAGACCTTGCCGGTTGCGAACTTCTCATCTGTCGTCAGTTCGTACTTGTCCTCATAGTAAAGAGGCGGTACATCCTCATCAGCCGTCACCTCTGCAAGCGTGTAGTTGCCCTCTGTATCCTTTGTGTAGTAATACTTCGTGGCAACAAACTTCGCATCTGTCGCCGGTGTGTATTCCCATGTGGCATATTTATCCACCGGATACACATAGAAGGTAGCGCGATAATCCAGATTTCTGACCGCCAGATCGTGAGCAGAAAAAGCAAAGTTCTCTGTGTTCTCTGCATCCCATGCAATCGTTACGATTCTGGAAACGGATGCCACAGCAAAGTTGACCGCAACGTCTACATAGTTGTTACCCACCTCTGCGATATAACCTGCCGCGCCTTGAACGGTTGTGGACTCAGTGACAAGTACCTTTTCGGTCTTACCTTTGATTCTGGCGAACACGTACCAACCATATTCCGTGATTCCGTAGGATTCATAATCTGCTATGTTTTTCTCTTTCACATAAACTGGAATACCCATAGCGACAATCGGACAGGTGGACAGGTTTGTATCATCAAGGGATTCAATCCTCTCATCCATCTTGCGTTCAACAGGTTCAGGTTCAGGCGTAGGCGTTGGAGTCACCGGAGAAATGTCAAACGGAATGTACTCAACACCGCCAGTGATTACAGGTAAGTTATTCCAATCAATCATTATGTATGCGACTCCTTTCCAAGAACAAAACGTGCCTCCTTGAGGTATGTCCATCTCTTGCCATTTGCGAAAATGATATAAGCGTCATACCAGTACTTTCCGAAATCGAGTGCTTCAGTGTCGCCCGGTTCGAGTTCCAGAACATAGCCTTTCAGCTTCTTGTGTACAACGGTATCCGCATCTTCAGGGTCAGCTTTCATGCCGAAATAACATTTGTCACCGTCCTGAAGTTCGTACTTTTCGCCGTCAACTTTCATCGGCAGTTCAACGGCAAACGAATCACCCCTTGTCAGAGTAATAGTGGTTCCATTGATTTCACATGCCATACTCATTCACCACCTTTCATCAAATGAAACTATTCTCATCCTTGCATTCGCGATAGACCTTTTTGATATGCTCGACTGCATCAACTGCTTTTGAATTCGAGTACTTGTCGTGTTCTTTGCAGAAGTCCTCATATTCGTCAATGTCCCTGAGAATGTCGTCAAAGTATTCAAGTGAGTGTTTTTGCTTCACTCGCAGTTCATCGTCAAACTTCAAAATGTGTGACCTCTTGTTATCTGCCCATCGAAAGTCTTCATTCTCTTTCATCGTTGACATTTCACCCTTCAGCTCTGCGAATTTCATATCGACTTTTGCATCCAGCGTGTCTATTTTCTGGACAATCTCTTTGGCCTTGTCGTTCTTCTCATCTCTGCGACGGATTAAAAACTCTATCAGTCCTACAAATCCACCGCCGATAAGTGCAACAATTATTGTCATCAAATGCTCCATTGATATCTCTCTCCTAACCTGATTTCGTCATTGTTTGGCGTAATCTAGCGGATAGGCTTCGCTCTTACGTATTGCATCGGCATCACCTACTTTCGGGCATAAAAAATGCGCCCTAAAGTGGGCGCATTGAAAAACCTTTATTATGGGATTAGAGACAGAAACCGAAGACGACCCCACCCGAGCCAGCCGCATTGTAGGATTCCATCTGGCCCGAACTGCCCACGAAGCAGAAGTTCGTGGACGAGAAAGCAGAGCGCAACCAATAGAAATACATATTGTCATTATAAATTTTCTTCCTAGCGTTACTACTAGCAAAGAAATCGCTGTACGTGCATCCTTCCGTTTCATAACTCGTACCGCCGAACATTTCGTAAGCAGATGGTATCCATAGCTTTTCATTTGAAGCCTGTCCGTTTTTAACAACCGCTCCGCTCTCATATGTATCAGAGATTTTGACGACTTCTTTTACCAAATCCTTCAGTTCAAATGTCGACAGAACATCGTTTATAATGTATGTTCTTAATGCAGAACCGGAGTATCCACCTTCTGTTGTAGCTGTTGAATTAAACCGATGTTCTCCGAAATGTTTCAGTAAAATCCATGTAGTGTTTGCAAGTCCACC